GAGTATTTCTAATATTGAAGCTATGACGTGCAGCTCATTCGCGTCACCAGCTTGTACTTTAAGTATCTCGCTCTCTTCCATCACAAGAGGTTGAGTTAAAAGTTCTGTTGTAGCATTACCCGATATAGTTTTAGTTTTAAACAAACTAAATACAGCACCACTAGAATCTACTAGTGTAACCGTTATTGTGGTCCCTGATCCAGAGTCATCTGATACTAATATAGATTTAACCACAGCTGTTTTAGCTGATGGCACCGTATATAATGTAGTTAAATTTGTTGTAGTTAAATCTACTTTTTTATTTATAAAACTATTAGCCATTAATTAATAAAGAAGTTAAACGCTTCTATTTCCTGTTTTAATTCCTCTTGATATGTAGAGTTTAATTTTTCTACAATTGCATCAAGATCTCTAACTTGCGCCTCCGCTGTAGGCAAATCGTATTGTTCACTTGGTCTTGTTAATACCTGTACTATCTTTGCCATTACCTACGTCCATCTGGTTGTATATCTAATCTAAATGTCCCTAATTTCCAACTTTGACTAGCACCGGTATTTTCTACTTTTAATGATACTGCTCTTGCTCTAGCTCGAGTATCTATTTTTTTAGTTCCTGAAGTTATATCAAATGGGCCTAATGATGAGCTTGCTTGAGTATCGTTTGGAAAGTCTCTTAAATTTAATGTAATTCTAGTAGATCCTGTTTGAGATATAAAATCAGGTATGAATCTTCTTATCTTCATTATAAATTCACCATCTCCTCTAAGGTCTGCAGATCCTGTAGTTTGACCTCTTTGCACTCTTTGACTAATATCATAATCTCCAGATGATATGTTTGCAGTAATTGCTGTTATTGTTCCATTTCTGTTTTGATCAACTCCTGTTTCATGTTCATAGTAACTTGTTCTACCCTCTGTATTTCCTACGACATCAAAAGATGTATCAGTGGCTGCATCATATTCTAAAGCATGTGGAGTTCCAAATACTGCAGAATCTTTCCACATTGTTCTAGCAAGTGTACCTACCGTCCATACAGGTCTTTTTGGTGATGAGTCAAAATAATTATAAGCAACCATTTTATTAACAACTTGTGATGTTGCTGATGGATAAAACCATATAACTTCACCAAACAAATTATTTAAACCTGCAGATATCATTTGATTACCAGAGTCTATATTTATGTCATTGTAAACGTGATCTTCTACTAAACATGGTAGTGATTCTAATTTACCAGCATATCTAAAGAAGCCATTTTCTGACATCCAGTATGCAGCACCATCAACTTCTACACACGCATTTTGTCCTGTGAGTCCACAGTTAGTTCCAACCTGTGCAAACGCAAATGTAAATGGTTGACCAACAAAACGTTGAGTGAACAATGCAGTATCAGTCCAAACATAAATTGCATCACGACCTCTAATCGCTCCTCTAATCTGTGATCCATCAGCCAGTCTCTGTGTGCCAGCTGTATTAGTTGCTGTTGGTATATATGTGTTTATATCTTCTTGATCTGAAAATCTAATAAACATGTCATCTTGTGTTGCCGCATTGCCAATAGTTGTTTCAGTTCCAAAAAATACTAAGTGACGATCCGGTGTAGATACAACCATGTGTCTTGATGCAGTCGGTGCACCAGATATAATTGTTGCTCTTGTTTCTGTTGCTGCTGATAAAGAAGAGTCCCAAGAAAAAACAGCACCATCATGAATTAAACAAATTGCTTTATCACCAAAATTATCTAGTGACCACATACCAGGTTCTAATACTAAGTCTCCTGATGCAGCTTCACCCCAAGCAATAAAATCTGTTGTGTTTGTTATGGTCGCCCCATCGCTGTGCGCTGCTTTACTTGTATTTCTAACCTCTCTTGTTACACCTGTCAATGTGTTGCCTGTGATACCCGTGTAAGATATTTCCTCTGTGCCTATTTTTATAAAACTAGTTCCAGAGCTAGGAAACTGAGATGCATCAGTTAATACAATTGTAGTTGTTGAATCATTAATTGCACCATTCAATGTTGTTGTTACAGCATTAGACGCTTCACCACCCCAAGAACTAAGACCCCAACCAAAACCTTTTTCTTGCACAGCGGATCCAACCGTATAATAATGTTGAACTCTAATGCCTCCTGATGTGGTTGCACCAGATCCTGATTCTGCTGATGGCATTGTAATAGTTATTGTTTCAGTTGTAGGCACCGTGGTAACCATAAACTTTTTATTATCAAAGTCTGATGCACTAAAATTAGAATTAGTAATACTACTAAAATTATCTAATAAAATAATATCTTGTGGGTTTATACCATGAGCACTAGAAAAAGTTATTGTAACAGATGTTGATCCATTGGTCGTGGTAAATGCACTTGTAAGTGTTGTTGTAGATTTAATAGGATGTATGTCATAAAATACACCACCTGAATATGCATATAAAATTCTATTCGTGCCTATAATAGCATATCTTCTACCTAAACTATTAACAAAATGATGAAGACCTCTACCAGCACCAGTTAATTCATTTTCATTTAAATTACCTAATTGACTCCAGCCTCCCATTTTTTCTGGAATACCATACCTAAATCTAACATTATCACAATCAATCCACTGGCCTTCTGCTTGAGTTGGTGTGATTTGTTTGTTAATACCTGGTTGAAATCCTATTTTCTGTAGCATAGCGCACGATTATACAACAAATATTATAAAAATATAGTCTCTTTTTATCTCCAGTTTATATTGATATTAAACCTAGCTTGTTGATTTGTACAATTAGTGCTTGAGTGAGAGACAGAGGGATCAAACAATAATACACGATTTGCCACTGACTTTATAAATTTTTTACCCACATAGGTGCCACCATTACAAGTGTTAAGAGATAGGATAGCTCCTTCATGTGACATGGGCAAATCCTTGTGAGCTCTGTGTTTTATTATTTTTTCACTCCTTGTATAGCAGTTTACCTTTGCCCTTCTTAAAAATAAAATATTTAATTTATTTAATAATGGATCTATTGTTTTAAAAAAATCACTATTAACAACATTTTGATCGTAAAGAGTATGAACAAAGTAAAAATTTTTAGTATCTTTCTCATCAACAACCGTATTATTAAAATAGTACGGAAAATTATCAGACATAAAAGTTTCTTGTATTTTTTTAAAGTCATTGTCTGGAAGAAAATTATCTATAATCTTCATGCTCTTAAAATTTGTAAGAAATTATCATGCACATAGTCTGCATTAAAATTAAACGATATAATTGTTTTTCTTTTTTTAGTTTGAGAAGGAGGTGCTCTGTGTATGAACATACTTGGAAATATAATAACATCTCCTTGCTTTACATCTATATCGATAATTTTTAAAGATAAAGGCTCTACTATTTGAGTCTTAGGAGAGTTTTTTCCAAACTCTAAATAATATACACCTGTAAAGTTATGTCCATGAACGTGCCAACCATGTGTATCTCCTTTACCATATTGTTGAAACCACAACTCAAAAATTTGTATTTTAGATAAACCTATCTTTTTTACTTCTTCTGTAAAATGTTTTTGTAAATGAGGACCTACTAATTTAACCCACTCCCTTTCTGTATCATGTCTTCTGTTCCAATCTACTCTTGAAATGCTATCCGTAAAATAATCATCATCTTGTTTTAAAGAACCTGATTTTTGTTTATTTATTAACTCTAATAATTCTTTCTTTATTTTAGAGTTTTCTTTAAGTTTATTTTTTAAGATAGGAAAGTTAAAAGGTATCATTTTCTAAACCAAGGCGGCAGTCCTAAATGTGGACGTTTATCATATATATTTTTTTTAGCTCCCGGTGTTTTAATATTATTATAGTGTAAAAAAACTTGAACACATTCATTACCTGTAAATGGTTTTCTCCAATGTTCTAATTCACATCCTCTATAAACTAACATGTCTCCTTGTTTTAAATCTACTTTAATACCTTTTTTATCCGTCTTTCCTGATGGTTCTAAATAAATTGGCCAAGGGTCACCACCAAGATTCATAGTAGTAGATATCTCACAGCTAAATCTATCTTTATGTCTTTTTAATTCATCGCCCGGTTTATATATTCTAGCATAAGTATAAGCTGGATATAATTTTAATCCTGTTACTTTTTCCATATCTGGCTGACATTTTAACATTAAAGTTTCCATAGCAATGTTGGCATATTGAGAATATGTGTTTGGTATTTGTGTATCACTATAGTCTCCTAACATAATTTCAAAAGGCGATATGTATTTTGCTTTTATACAGGTATCATAAACTTGTTTTTGCATATAAAAATAATTTGCAATAAAAGCTGCTAAATCTTTTGATATTGCTTGTTTAATAACTGCGTATTTATTTTTTTTAAAACTCATATTACGTCAAAGGCTATTGTATATCTTTTTATTTTTTTAGAAGTAAGAGGTATTGAGTGTTTCTGTAAGTTATTAAACTGCAATAAACTATTCTCTACTCCTTTTGTATGTTTTATTACATCATAAAATTCTGAAGATTCAAGAAAAATAGTGCCATCCCCTGTTGGGTTATGTAAATAATAAACAAATGAATATTTACAATCAGGATGATTGTGCCAACATATTATATTTCCTACAGAACACACACCCCAACATTTATGTATTTGATATGGTTTTATATATTTTTGTACTGACTCTACAAAAGGTTTCATTTCAGATCTTAAGTGCATATTATTTGGTGTTTGTAAACAAGGATAACTTCCACCTAAATCCTCTACCTCTTCTTTAATAAATTTAAAAATTTTTTTCTTATCTTTTTCTTTTAAGATGTTTTTATATATTTTCATATAAGCCTATACCATCCTGTAGCTATTATCTTTTCTTTATTAACTATCTGACCTTTGTGAGTATGTGTCCAGTCTGGTGGCCAAATTATAGTCAAACCTTTTACTGCGGGTGTAGTTAAGTTTTGATATTTAAAATGAGTCCCTCCATTTTCTACAGTATTTAAATATGTCATAAAAACTAAAACTCTATACATGTTAGCTTGTTCTCCTCTTTCATAATGCCATTTTTTAAAACCACCATTTTTGGGATACCATTGAATATTAAAATTTTCTATATCAAATCTAGGGAGCCAATTTATTTCAGGAAACTCTTTTACATATAAATTTAAAGCTTCTTGTAAAAAATATCTATATGCACCAACACCTTTTTCAAAGTTATCGTATTGTACATCTAAATCTATTGACTCTTTATTTTGATTATCAACTGTTTCTTTTCCCATGTCTAAACAAGTTCCTTTATTAGTTAAATGTTTATTTTTGTTAAAATAATTAATCATCCCATCACAAACTTCTTCTGGCATATACCACCCTCTAATAAAACTATCTTTAGGAAACTCGTGCTTTTTCATCTACAGCTCCTACTAAAATTTGTTTATCTTTGTTAGACATCTCTGCTCTATGTAATACATTGGAATCAAAAAAAATTAATTTACCTAATTCAGGAGTTACTCTTTTGTTTACAGGTTCTTTAAAAATAGTGTCCCCATCAGAGTCATTTAAATATAATATAAAAGAATACTTTTCTGTTTTTTCATGATTATGTTCTGTTTGATATCCATTTTTATAATATCTAATATAGTGTATCCAAAATATTTTTTTGTAAAAATTATCAAAAGGTAATATTTTTTTTAACATATCCTGATTAAAAATACTTACTATGTTAGGTGTTTGAAAACCATTTTTAGTGTGAGAAATGTCACTAATATTTTTATAGTCATGTTTTTGTAATATAGATATAATCTCTTTAACTGTTTTTTTAGGTATATTTATTTCTTTAAACAAGGTTTCCACTCACTATTAATCTGTTATTATTTTTATTAGGTCTTACTTCATGTGGCATATATCCAGGAAATAATAATAATGTGCCTGGTATAAATTCAAAATCTTTAGGTTTGTTTATATCTACATAAGGATAACCCACATCATAAAAAGATATAGGAGAAGAATTTTTATCACCTTCAATAAACCAAACAAATGATTTGTGTTTAGGGTGATGTGTGTGAATTGAATGATGACCATATTTTAAATATCGTTGAACCCAACAATGATTTAATTTTAAATTAAAATGTTTTAAAATAGGATCTAATTTTTCAATTACTAACTTATCTAAACTTTCATGTATATCATAGAAAGACGTATGATTCATTCCTGGAATTTTTTCGTCATCTTTAAGTTTAATTTTTTTAATTAATTTTTTACTTGCAGCATCTACTTTAATATAATCTTGAAATATGGTGTATGTAAAAGAATGACTAAGCATTTTTTGCCATTCCTTTTGGCACAGCTTGTATGTTCCAATGTATAAATCTAAAAGGTTCTATGCCATAATCCACAGTAAATTCATGTTCTAAATAACCTGGAAACATTATTAATACTCCTGGTTTTACTTTAAACTGAACTAATTCAGTTCCGTATGTAACATCCGATTGTTTTTTTACTTTTAACTTAGTAGCTCGAGCTCCTGTTCTTGGTTCATGAAAGACAGGATACGATGTTTTATCACTAGCTTTTAAAAAATAAAAACCCGATACATGTTGATTCCAATGTATATGTGCAGAGTGATTGCCACCACCTTTTTTAGCAAACTCTTGCACCCACATTTCACTAAACATTGTTTGGTATTCTGACATATCATAACCTTGCCAGTTTAAAAACTCCCACGATTTTTGACCAATGTAATTTCTTAGATCTAAAAAATCATTATCTAATGTAAGAGGAGTTGAATGATAAGATGTTCCAAAATCACCGTGTTTTTTTATATGGTCTTTTTGTCTAGCCTTAGCTTGTTTAATATATTTATCAGAGGCTTTGTTTAAACTTTTTACAAACTCTGGTTTGTATTCTGTGCATATTGGTGTTTTAAAATATTCGTTTACTTCCATGGTTGTCCAAGATTCCACATAACTAATGAATATCTTGTCCCTGCAGTTACTGGTTTTACTCTGTGCCACACATGACTTGGAAATACAATAATAGATCCTTTGGGTAATATTTCTTTACATTGCACTCTATGTATAGATTCATCTCTCATGTTTGGTTCATAATTTCTAAAATCAAATTCCAGCTCTCCACCACTATATTCTGAACCATCTGTTAGTTGACATGTCATAGAAATTTTTCTTATTTTACCTTTAGTATTTCCTTTTTCGTATGGTTGATTCCAACTGTCACAATGCCAATCGTAATATTGATTAAGTTTATATTTTGTAAATTGTATTTGTTCACTAAAATCCCATTCAAAATTCCAACCAGCCTCTTCATTAGCAGCTTTAATATACGGATGTAATTCTTTATATATCCAGGTTTCATCCAACCATACTAAATCTGATTTTCTTTTTCTTTGCATATTAAATATTTCATCTTTAGATAATTTTTCTTTGTCATAACCACCTGTTCTTGCCATAGACTCAGATTTAGATAATGAATATTTAATTATGTCATCACATAATTTAGGTGGCAATGCAGATGTAAAATACCAATAATAATTTTTTAAGTTCATATAAAAGTAAATACTCCTATTCGTCTTAGCTGATCGTGTTTACAAAACCCAAAGCTATGAAAATGTAATCCATCACACATCATAACTTTACCTTTTTCAGGTTTGATTCTTTTTAACACTTTAAGTTTTTTTACTCTAGGCGACTCAATGTCTATGACTACTTTACCTTTGGTATATTTTTTATCAAAGATTATAGTGTCTCCTGAAGTATCTTCTAAATATATTATAAGCAATTTATGTTTAAATGTAAAATCTACGTGAGGGCAAACAAAAGAATATTTACTATTAGACATACTAAAATTAAGAGCAGCTCTTGTAAATCTAGTAAAAGAAACATTATGTTGTTTGCAAAACCTTTTAATTATTCCTTCAAAGAGATAATAATACTTAGAGTTAGGCACTGGTTCTTCACCATTATCACATCTTTTAACTAGAGTGTGGGTTACCATAGGAAATATTCTACGCCCTAAATAACTATCAAAATGATACCACGGAAAAGTATTTTGTAAAATTTCATTGTCAATAATTTTAAGTTCTTCTTTGTTTAGGAAGTTTTTAGATATATTCATAACTTATGAATTGAACAAAATTTATTAATTCTTTCTGATTATTTTCTATACGATAATAATTATTTGCTGGAAACATTATAAATTTGTTATGTGTTAATGACATATCCCAACTTCTGCCTTTTCTTCTATTATCATCATAGTAAATTTTAACATTACAATCTACGGCGTTAACACCATATAACAAAATAAAATCAGGAGAGTTTCTTAAATCTACAGGATCTACCTCTGTTTTAAAATCTGTCTTATCATTAGGAAGATACATATTACCCCAAGTTTTTTTATTAATTAATGTTAAATTATGTTTAACACGTATGTGCTCTATAATGTATTTATTGAGTCTATCCCAAGTTGTAGAAAATGGCATGTCTTGTCCAGTATAAGAACTTTTAAAAATGTCTTGAGATAATATAAAAGGATCTATATCATAACCTTTAGGCATCTTAACGTCGCCAAAATATATCGCTTGTTCACTTAATACTTTCTTTTGCATATCTATATATGTTTTTAAAACTTATATGTTATGCTTGTAAATCTGTCAATACCCAACCAGTTGTATTATCTGCTTGGTAAGCAGACTCGTCCCATGTGTATTCCCAAAAATTAGTAACAGCCTCGTTTTGTGCTTGTTGTTCTGCTGTTAATGCAGGAGGATCACCTAAAGGTGATTTCCAAGATGCAGTTGCAATATCTTTTGTCCAAGATGCATAAGGTTTTTTTGGCCAAAAGATTTGATTATCTTCGTCCCAAGTATGACCTATACATGCATAATTTCCTCTATAAGGTGTGCCACCTAATCTGTGTGTATTTTCAATTGTATTATATGAAGTTTTTTTCCAAAGTTGTTGTGGCCAGCCATGACATCTTTCTAACCAGTATTGACCTTCAGCTTCAGTTTCAACACCATCTTTATTTGTAGTGTGTTCATCAGCAACAACATGAACGTTTAAAACTATATTCTCTTCTGATATTTTTGCAAAGTGTGCCATAATTAATTTTGAAATTTATACCTTACTACAACGATTCCACTACCACCGTTGACTCCAGTACTAGAAGGTAGTCCTCTTCCACCTCCGCCGCCACCAGTATTAGTTGTTCCAGCCGTTCCCGCAATAGGAGAGTTTTGTCTGTTTCCACCTCGGCCTCCGCCTCCGTTTCCACCAGGTCCACCTGGATCTCCTGTAAGGTCAGCGCCTCCGCCACCTCCACCAGAGTATTGAAAACAATTAGCACCTTTACCAGAAGATGCTGAGTTTGGAACAATATTAACCTGAGCGCCATTTCCTGCAGTTTTACCACTAGCATTTCCAGAAGCTCCTCCACCACCAGCACCAGTTAAGTTTGGCCCTGTTCCTCCATTATTACCTTGTGGGGGACTCACTGGGGGAGTATTACCTGCACCCGGGTTGTTATTTAATCTTCCTGCGCCACCGCCGGAACCACCAGCTCCGCCACCGCCGCTACATTGATTACCACCGCCACCACCAGCAGATGTTATTGATGCAAAAGATGAACTTCCTCCTTGAGCACCACCTGGATTTGGAGTTGATCCTCCACCACCGCCAGCAGCACCGACAACGATTGGCATTGTCCCTACTGATACAGCTTGTCCTGCAACACAACCACCTAATGGGTTTGGTACGGTATAACAACCAGAGGCTGTTCCAGAAGATATTCTAAATCCTCCTCCACCGCCTCCGCCGCCGGTTCCTTGTGCTCCGCCGCCGCCTCCAGCTACAACTAAATAGTCTGCTGCGTTTGAACCTGATGCACTTCCTTTAGAAGTTACACAAAGGTTTCCGTCTCCTGTAAAAATGTGAATTTTATGATCTCCGTCAGTAACAGTTTCGTTACCACCTGTTGCTTCGATGTAAGCTGGTCCCGAACTACCTCCTCCGAAACCTAATACTCTATATCCAAAACCTGCCATTTATTCTCCTTATGCGTCGTTAGCAGCATTTGTAGTAAAGAATAATTTAATTCCAAGCAATCTAGCATCTGCGTTTAAACTATCCGCTGATACATCTCTTGATATTTGAAAGAACACCTGTTCATTTGCGCCAGGTGATCCTGCAATAGTTACTGCTCCACTTACTGATGCTACATCTAAATCGTTTGATGTTCCACTATGTGCTTTTGCTGTTGCAACAACTTGTGTTCCAAAAGCTGTATTAATATCATCGTTGTCAGCGAAAGATACACCAGATAATCCCCATGCAGCTGTTCCTGTATCTGTAGATGTCGCTGTGAAAAAAGCTTGAAAAGTTACTGTGCCTGCATTCCATGATTTAGGAAATGCTACAGTAAATTGTGCAAACTCATCTGAATCTTTGTCAAAGTCTAAAACTTTTATTTCAGGACCATTTGATAATTCTACTTGTGCAGCTTCTGCACCATTTGTAGTATTAGGATACATTGCAAGAGCTGGTATCCAAATAGTTTCTGCACCAGCAATTTTAATTGCACCTGTATTGTCACCAGCATCTACTGCTTTAGCAACTCCAGTTCCATTAGGAGCTATGGTTATGTCTCCATTAGCTGCATCTGTAATAGTAATTGTACCTGAATCAGTTCCTGAGTTTGTATCTAAAACAAGATCATGTGCACCAGATGTTGTAATTCCTGCTGCAGCTGCCCCTGTACCAAATACAGTTTCTCCAGATCCTTTTGGTACAATAGCAATATCAATATTTGTATCCCCACCTGTTGCAGATAAAGTTGGATCATTTCCTGTAGCAGCGTTTGCTATCGTAAATTCATTAACTGCAGAACTAGTTGCTGTAAGTTTAGTTAACTCGTTTCCATTTGTATCATTAATTGCAGTTCCTATTTTTGGAGAGGTTAAAGTTTTGTTTGTTAAAGTGTCAGTAGATGAAGCACTTATAAATCCACAATCATCAATATCTGGATTTGTTCCATCATTAGCAGTAGCATAAACTAATTTTACTGCGCCTGGAGCAACAGTTACACTATCTCCTGATCCTGTAACATATTTGAATACTACGTTTTGTGATCCACTTGTTGAATTTTTTAAAATATAAGCTTGTTGAACATCAATTGGAATAGTAACATTTCTCGATGATGTTAGAGAACCAGTAAACTCAATAATTCTGTGCGCAAGAGTTGCACCAGTCCCACCATCAGTTACAGATAAATCTGTATCTCCAGAATCAGAAACAGCTTGTGTTGTGAAACCACCAGTAATTTGTTCAACTAGTTGTAAATTTGTATTTGTCTTTGTTCCCCATGTACCGGCATTTTCTCCGGTTGCTTGAAGTTCTACACCTAAAGGTGAAAATGTTGATGCCATATTTTTTTTCTCCTATGCTACGTTACTATATGTTGTATTAGATCCTGTGTCAATAGCTTGATATGCTTGAATTCCAAATCCTGTAGAAACACCAAATCCTGCTACAGAAACAGTTGAAGATACCCCTGTTAATCCCATTACATCCGCAGGTGTTAATGCACCTGTGGATGTTGTACTAGCCACACCATTAAAACTTACCGTCATTTGATCTAAAGATATTGATCCTACAGATGACGTTGCTTCAACACCTGTCGTTGGTACAAATTCTACAATACCTGCTATTAGATCACCAATCGTTGAGGTTGCTTGTTGACCTGTTGGAACAACTATAGAAGTTAAATCAAATGTTACAGAACCAACTGATCCAGTTGCTTCTTGACCAGATAATCCAACTAACATTTGATCTAAAGATATTGATCCTACAGATGATGTTGCTTCAACACCAACAACTTGTTCTGGAATATCAAACTGAGGAGGAACTGCTGAAGTTATTTGTACGCCTGTTAATCCCATTACATCCGCAGGATTAACGGTAAACATACCCCAACCATTTTCACCATAAGATGCATTACTCCAACCATTAGCACCTGAGTTTGATGTAATTTCTACACCATCTAATACTTGAACCACACCATTGAAACCCCAAGCTTCAAATCCCCAAGTATCACCGCCCCAACCTGATTCTGGAAATGCAGTAAGTTCTCCAACAGAGGAAGTTATTTCTTGACCAGTAGGAACTATAATAGAACCATTGAAACCCCAAGATTCAAAATTCCAAGTATCACCGCCCCAACCTGATTCTGGAAATGCAACAGCATCTCCTAAAGAAGATGTTATTGAAAATCCATCTACAGCTATAACAGGACTATTACTTTCTCCCCAAGGCTCTTGGCCCCATTCAGCTCTACCCCAACCTTGTTCGGCTGATGCAATTAATTCACCTAAAGATGAAGTTATAGATTGACCTGTTAAAGCTACTACTTCGTCGTTAACTTGGCCCCAAGAACCACCAAGATTCCATGTGTCACCGCCCCAACCACTTGTTATAGCTTCAGTTGTTCCCCAACGACCGGTGCTCCAGGTTGTGCCTGATTGGTTCCAAGTATTGGCCATAAGGATGACCTCCTTATGCTAGTCTAATGATAGCGTTCGATGCGTCTGCTGCAGGGAATTGAATTGTAAAAGTTCCACTAGATACGGTTTTATCTCCACCAAATGCAATGATAGCACACGCAGGATTACCTGATGCAGAACTATTATATATCATGGCACCATTTGCTGTAAAAGATGCACTTGTAAAACTAACATCGTTAAAATCACAAACAGCTGTTGTGCTTGATGCAACGGGATCAATATTTGTAAGTGTTTCTCCTCCAGAACTATATGCAGATCCAGATGTGTTTGTTATTTCGTTAGTTGTTGCGAAAGCTGTTGTTGCAGCTCCTAATGATGCAGAGCTAGTAAATAATGCGATTTTAAATGTATTACCGCCTGACGCTGAAAAATTGTGAACCCCTTTTAAAAGTTCAACTTTAAAACTTGTGCATACTGCAGATGTTATAGCCATAATTTAATCTCCTACGGGTTTGCTGAGGTAACTGGTATTCTAACTGCTCCGTCTGTGTAGTCGTCTCTTCGTCTTCTACCAACTTGCTCGTTAGCAAACTTCTGTACCTCTTGTTTATATTTATTTTCATATAATGTCAACATATCTATTGGGCCTTTTAAAAATCCATAAGCTTCTGATAGACAGCAGTATAACAGTCCATTTGGAAAATTAAGACTAATATAGTTAGTATCATTATTTTCTAATAATGCTGGTGCAGCGTTAAAATGAACCCTAAATTTATAAGTTGTGTCAGGGACAGGGGCAAACATCATTCTGCCAGATGTAGTATCAGATTCTCCTGTAGCACCACCAAACATAGCATAATATTTAGGTTGACCTCTTTTTGTTGATTCTGTTGATGAAACATATTGTTGTAGATAAGTTACATCTTTTTTCTCTAACCAAACGTTAGGCCCCGTAATTTCTGAAGTAGAATCGTAAACTTGTATACCTCTGACAAACACACATCCTGCAGGAGCATTAATTGTTTCTTGCCCCGTAACTAAATTACCGCTTTGTTGTTTTCTGTCAGCGTCAATGGGCACATCTCTAAATATTCTGTATTGCGCATTTAAAATTATATTTTCTAAAACAGCATCTGTTAAAACATTTGAATCTGTTTCAGTATAACTTCTTATTTGTGTTTTTAATCCTGATGCACTTAATCCAGCCATTATTTAGATTCTCCTTCACACTTACATTCTTTAATTTTAAATAATTTAATAATAAAATTTTTTAATTTTTTTATCATGGTGTTATCGTAACTGGTCCTGCAGACACAGTTGGTCCTCCTGAATCTTCTGTTATACTAGGAGTTGCACCTAGTGTAAATGTATATTTATCTGTTGTTGTAACCGTTATACTAAATCCTGAAGAATTTTCATAAGTTGTAAAAGCCACTCCTCCAGGGCTGCCTTGCACATTTCTAAATCTTACAGTATTACCAGTAGATCTCCCATGATTAGGTTCGGTCACAGTAATTGTTTGTGATGATGCAGTTATAGAAAAAGGATTATTTCCTAACATAGCAGCAACAGCTGGTTCTGTTCGATCTGGTCTAACATTACGTAGTGATATTGCATCACCATTCATAGGTTTTGGTTCTAATTGTGGTTGCTTTGGTTCAAACTCAGATACATGAACAAACGATCCGTTCCATTCTCTAACCATTTCATTAAATGGAAACTCCATACCAGATCTATCTGATATTGCTTTTGCGTATTTACCTGTTGCGTATTTTGCCATTATGTTCCTGGGTAATAAGCTTTAGGTGTAATGTATGTACTAGACGCTGAACCATCCTCTGCTAGTGCTCTAGCAAATTCATCTTCGTAATACAATTTCATAGCTTGTGTCATTTGTGGTTGATATTTTTGTGAAAGATAAAATGCTAAACCAGCAACCATACAAGGTACAAATCTAAAAGGTACATCAGTTGCATTAGTGTAATCACCTATATCTTGAATTCTTTTTATATAATAAAAATGCATATCTTTAGATGCATTTGTAGAGTCTGGTGTTGGATAAATATGTATTCTGACTTTATCTATAAATCTTTCTACCCAATATTGATTCGGTGTGCCTTTAGATAATTTGTTAGAAAAACCTGCATAAGTAGATCTATCTACCTTTGTCATTGGACTATCTGATTGTGTGGTCTGTGTTCTATTAGATCTTAATTGTGCCTCAAGGACATCTGACATTCCAAATACACTTGCTGGTGTAGATACAGCACTTGTACCATCAGCACTGGATCTAAAAAAATCATAGTCTGATTGACCCTCAATTAAATCCATATTAAGTTCGTCTATCTCCCAATAATGAATACCTCTATTTCCCCATTCTTGAAATAAAATATTAAGAGATCTTCTTGCAGATTTAAGTTGGTATCCTGCTACAGAATTTAATCCTATACGTTCAAAAGCATCTTCTATTATTTCCTCAATAGAAAAAGTTTTATCAAACGTTGCTGTCCCCGAAGTGGTATTAGCCATTTACTACGCTCCTGTGATTGTCATGGTAACACTTCCGTCTGTTCCAGATGTTTGTGATAAAGTTGCACAAACTCCGTTTTCAAACAAAATACCAGAACCAGGAATCATAATATCTAAACCTTCTGTTTCAAATTTATAAGTCGCTTTTAAATTATCTGAATCTGCAGCGCCTGTTGTTGCTGAATCATGTAATAATAAAACTGAACCAGCTTCACCTCTTCCTTGAATAGATGTAACTCTTGTTCTAGCTGCTCTCAAAACAGATATAGCTCCAGTAGTTTTATTTAGTGTTGTTTGATCTGAATCCATATTTTCTCCTTAAAATTAAAATGTGGGGCCGAAGCCCCACACTAATTATTTATTACGATGCAAATGCAAATGCACCTGTAGTAGCGTCAGCTGCACCACCCATTTTTGAAGCAATGTGGTATGTGCCATCTTCATAACAAATAAAAGCAATCATACTTCCAGTTGTAAAAAGATTTGTTGCTGCGTCAGCTGGTGTGAAAGTTAATAAAGTTTCACTAGCTGCTGAAGTATCAAAAGTTACTTCTGATGAACCTCTTGATTCAATTACAGATCCTGTTGCAAAAACATCTGTTCCTGCACAATCAAAACTTAAAGTTGCAGTTCCACCAGTTGTATCTTTTGCTTGAGCGTAAACCACAATAGTCCCTGCTGTTGCTGCAGGTAATGTGCAAGCAGCAGCTGCTGCCCCTGTGTAGTTTACAACAGAAATTGTATCTGCTGCAAGAGTTAGTGTAGATGCTGTTGCTACATCTGAGATTGATAAACCAGTTAAGTCAGGCATACCTGAACTCATTCTAGTAGTAATAGCTCCAGTAGACGTATTTTTAGTTGCTACTTGAAAACCTTTTTCCGACCTTACCGGGCCGTTAAACGTTGTTGATGCCATAATTATATCCTCCTAGTTTACGAACATAGTCTCTAGGCCGTCGACTATACGCGTCTATGTTCTAATTAATTGTATAGTGACAAAACTATATACTAGATTTTAGTAGAGTGCAAGAGAGCCTGTGATGTGGATTGGTTTTTTCCAACGATGTAGCTTTTTATTAAGTAGCTACAGAAACTTGTGGAGCGGCTCCTTCAATAGAATTTTGCCTGTGGGCAACTTTAGCTTCTTCAAGCTTAATGTCAGTAATGACTTTTTTAATTTTGTCATCTATTCTGACCATATCAAGAGTATATTTTCCATTATTGATATGCTCCTGTTCCCACTTCAACTCCAAGGACCTTTTTTGTTTGTATAGGTCTTGTATCATGGATAACCTCCTCATAGGTTATTCTGTTAATCTTGTTATCATAATTGATTCCAAGATGTTCCCAC